CCTTCTTTATTGAAATTAAGATTGTATCTTTGCGCATATGCTTGAGCTTCTTTTGTCTTTTGTTCAATAGTATTAATTTTGAATTCTTTTTGCTCCATCCAGTCAAGATGTTGGTTGCGTAGAGCATAACTTTTGTTGTCTTCCGATAGTTTTTCAAAGTCATCCCGATTCAACCAGTCAAGATGTTGGTAGCGTAGAGCATTACCTTTGTTATCTTCCGAAAGTTTTTCAAAATCATCCCGATTCATCCAGTCAAAATGTTGGTTGCATAGAGCATGACCTTTGTTATCTTCCGAGAGTTTTTCAAAGTCATTCCGATTTATCCAGTCAAGATGTTGGTTGCGTAGAGCATTACATTGATTATTTTTCGAGAGTTTTTCAAAGTCATCCCGATTTATCCAGTCAAGATGTTGGTAGCATAGAGCATTACCTTTGTTATTTTCCGAGAGTTTTTCAAAGTCATCCCGATTCATCCAGTCAAGATATTGGTTGCATAGAGCATAATCTTTGTTATATTCCGAGAGTTTTTCAAAGTTATCCCGATTCAACCAATCAAGATGTTGGTTGCGTAGAGCATGACCTTTGTTGTCTTCCGAGAGTTTTTCAAAGTTATCCCGATTCAACCAATCAAGATGTTGGTTGTGTAGAGCATAATCTTTGTTATATTCCGATAGTTTTTCAAAATCATCCCGATTCATCCAGTCAAAATGTTGGTTGCGTAGAGAACAACCTTTGTTGTCTTCCGATAGTTTTTCAAAGTCATCCCGATTCATCCAGTCAAAATGTTGGTAGCATAGAGCATGATCTTTGTTATTTTCCGAGAGTTTTTCAAAGTCATCCCGATTCATCCAATCAAGATGTTGGTTGCGTAGAGAACAACCTTTGTTGTCTTCCGAGAGTTTTTCAAAGTCATCCCGATTCATAATTTCCCTCCTTCTCACTCTGCGTCTTCCGGAGTTGTGAACCGGCAACGCCTACATTAAGTACGCCGTCCCCTCAACGGCGTGTCTGAATTATTTTTTACCGCAATCTCCATCGTTCGGAATAATTGCGCAAAAAATCAAAATTGCAATATACAAAAAAATAAAAAATGCCATTATAAAAACAAAAAAAATAATAAAAATAATATTTAATATCATATCTTTATCCCATTGATTCTATAAAGATTTCTAACTGCCTGATTATATCTCAAAATATATTCTTTCATTTTTTTTATTCGATACATATCTATATCTTTTATTATATTTACCCATTGATCTTGCCAATCTTTCAAAACTAAATATAACCGATATGATTCTTTGGGCGTCCAGCCTTCATCTCTATTTTTTTTATCATATTTATTTTTAATTTCATCCGCATTATCCATTTCAATTTTTAGTTGTTTAGCTGTTTTTTCTAACTCTGCTAAATTTTCTTCAATTACAATAAATTCATCATTCATAATAACCTCCCGCTGTAATAAAAAAATCTATATCATCTGAAAATTTGTTCTATTTCAGATAACATGTAATATTCAGCAAGCTTTATTCCTATTTTTATTCTCTTTTTTTCCGCTTGCTTAATACGTCCTGCCAAAACGTCTTTTTTCATTTCGTTATATATCAATGCAATTTTTTTCATTATTGAGACTTGCTTTTTTGCATATTGTGTTATCATAATAATTCCCTCTCGTTTTTTCAAATTGGACATTCAAGATCATTTTCTTCTTTAAAATTTTTAACTTGATTTTTTGTCCAATGTGAATACACTGCATTCGCTTTTCGGCTATAACCGACTGGATTTCTCCGGTTTCGTCGTATTACGACTCATCAGGGTTATTCAAAATTGTACACCTGCAAAAGCACAATAGATTTCAATATCTCTGGAAACTTCATCCTTCAAGATTGCCGCATCTTCAATTCTATTCAACGAAATCAGTTCTTTTTGTCTGAAATACAAGGAGGCAATTTGAAGCGCAGTCATTACCTGTGATACTGGCGATTTAGTATATTTCATAATTCCTTCCTTCTCTGCGTCTTCCGGGGTTGCGAACCGGCAACGCTTACATTAAGACGCCGTCCCCTCAACGGCGTTTCAGGATTATTTTTTTTCAATCAAAATAGAAAAAGATTGAAATTCTCTTTCCGCTTCATTAATTTTCTATTCGATATAAGAAATACAAGCGTCCGCATATCTATCTGTAATGTCTATTCCTATTGCAGATAATTGTTTTTTGCTATGATAATCGGCATCATCTCCGAACATTTTTTTCAATTCTTCCCATTCTTGATCATCAATAAGATCATACATTTCAAATTCTTCGTTCCCAACAAAATTATTTTCAATGTCATAGATACAAATCACATCATTCTGGAAACGAAACTCCGTATTCCCTGCATAGGTTCTTTCGAATACTTTTTTTTCATCAAAATCAATAAAAATGTCAACATTCATGCCGGTACAAAAATTATCAAAAGCAAATCTTACGATATTTTCATCCGACAATTCTTTTTTTTCGCCTTGAAAATCAAACATTATTTCATCACCTTTTTCATCAAAAGCCTTATCAAAATAATGTGATTCTGATTCATATACCTCACGGTTTTCTTCGTCAATTTTCTTTAATAAATTAAAACTCATATAAGCCCCTTTCTGTAATTCCTTCCTTCCGAGATTATTTCTAATCTCTATATATATAATACATCATATTTTAATTTTTGTCAAGTTTTTTATGCAAATATTTTAAATATTTACAAATTATTTACACTTTTATTTAAATTGTTGCGTAAGTAACTTTTAGACATTTAATGTATGCTATTTACAGTTTTTATATTTTTTATATCCTATTTTATTTCAAAATTTGTCAATAAGTTGTCAATGACTATGTATACAAAAACATACACTTTTCTATATTGCACGAGGATTGACGCTATTGAAAAATATGGTCAAAACATATATTTATTCAAATAACAAAAGTTTTTCGATTGTAGCGAAGATGTAAGCATATTTTCAAAGATCGATTATAGTCATTTTTTTCAACAAAAAATATCCTGATAATATAATTGCTCGATTTTCAAATACTTTCATTTCAAACTCGATCTCACGATACATTTTTTGGCAATTTTGCCCTATGATTCCCGATGCCTGCCCGGTTAGGATTTTTGCCTTTTCTGAAATTATATAGCGGGCAAGATTTTGATGGACAAAAATCGACTTCTTTTTCCTGGTTATTCATACAAAAAACTTTGCAATAGTTTTTGATCTTTTTTAAATTTGATAATTTCTTGTCTTTCAAAAAACAATCGATACAAAGAATTTGATTTTTGACCGGATTGCAATCCGAACATTTTTTTCTGATAGCCTGTGCAGGATTCATAATTCCTTCTTCACAAATTTGTATAATTCTGGATATATTTCCGGGTGCTTTTCGACGTATGAAAAAATTACATGAAATGTTTGCGAACGGTTAAGCCCTAATTTCTTCTTCATATTTGTAAGTTTTTCCTGATCGTCTTTCCAGATACCAATACCTGTGAATTTTTCTGAATTTTCTGAATTTTCTGTTTTCATTTTTAAAACTCCTTAAAATACAATTTAGCATATATTTGAAAAAATAACAATATTTTTCTTGCTAAATTTTTTATTTGTGATATATTTAATTTGAAAGGAAATAAAATGAATAGATTATCACTGGATAGAATAAAACGAATGTGCTACCGAAATTATGTTATTGTTTTTTCATCTAAAGAATATAGTCTTAGTAGCTATCATCTTATTTCCAATCATATTGATTATGATGAATTGAAGGAACATTTTGAAATAGATGGTTATGAAAACACAACAATAAGAAACATTATCAAATTAAAGGATATGAACTAATGAGTATAAAACAAAAATTTTTTCAAGAAATAAATTCTAAAATTGATTTTTGGAAACAAGGAGATGGCAGTATTGAAGAAAAACTTAGGGGGCTCGCTTTCTCAATCTTAGTTATAATCGATGGTGAAAGTTCAATAGGTCCATTCGCGCTAAAACCTATTGATGAAAATGGAAATGAGGGCGAAAATATCGCAGGCGAATTACATCATGAGTTCGAGAATATTACCGATGAAGCAAAAAAAAAATTGAAGGAAATTGATGTCAAAAACTTTTGAAGAAATAAAAACTTATTGTAATAAACTTCTAATTAGACAATTAAGTTTTCAAGAAACGGCATCAATACATTTTGATAGAACAACATCAATTAGTAATAATTTTACAAATGTTTATCATTGTAAAAAACTTGATGACCATTGTTCATCCGCTCATTGTCCGCTTCTTGGTATTATCATGAAAGGAATTGAAGGTAGTTTGAATGATTGGATTAATTGATTTGGATTCAAAAATAGCAAATCTTGCATTAATGAAAATAAGATCATATTACAGAAATAATGGAAAGATTATTTGAAATGTTCCATTTCATAAGTTTTTGTATCTCTATAAATTTTACCTAAAGCAGATAATACATTAGAACTTTCACCATTTTTACCTAATTTATACACTACATATCTATAACAATCATATATATCAGATAAATCGAAATGCTGTCCATCATCTGTTGAAATTAAATTCATATTTTTACCTTTCTATACTTAATTCAATTTCTACAATATCAATTATTTTATTATTTTTTGAATCAATTATTTTATTTATTTCTTTTTATAATTTCCATGCAAAGCCGAATTCCCGGTAAGAATCATATGAATAAATTCCGAGGATAACTGCTATTATGGCAATTATAATAAGACATATACACAATACTGGTACTGCGACCCATAAAGATTTCTTTAGAATGCTATTTTGTATTTCTAATTTTGTCAAGTTCGTTTGTAATGTCTGTGTTGAGGATTTCAAGTCTTGAAATGAGTTTGTCATTGTTGATAATTGTTCCTTGAGACTTTCCACTAATTTTTGAGATTCGATCAATTGCTGTTTGAAGTTGTTCGATATATTTTGCATTTGAAGTAATTGACTCGTTAAGTCTTGCAATTGTATCTTTTGAATCGCTGAATTGCTTTTCAATTGTTTTATAATCATCATTGATTCGCTGATTTGTGATTTTAAGTTTATCAACGTTGACACTGGCAATTTTATATATTGAAAATCCTGTGAGGCATCCGCCCAAAGCGAAACAGATAACGCCAATAATAATGTGACAAAAAACACTTTTAATTTTACCATTCAAGTTAATCTCCTATAATAATAATTCCCAAAAATGGTTATCTACTTTTTTTGAAAATTCAATAGGCATATTTTCTATATTATTCAATAACTTTTTTTGAAAATTATCAATAATTTTTTTGGAAAAACAATCTGTATAATATAGGCATTGGCTACAAGGAATTGTCGTAGGTGAAATACATTTCATAATTTAATTTTTCCTCTCATAGCAAAATGATAATGTAGAATTCGCCGTTAAAATATCAATTGGTTTGTTTGACCTTTCTTTTATACCATCATTTGCTGTTAATAAGATACGGCAAAAATAAAAATGTATGCAATCATTTTTACAATCGCAAATCATTTTTGAATATCCTTTGATTGACCATCTTTATTTATATTTTCGGCAAATGATTGAATTACTTTCCCACCAAATGATATACCATATATCCATTTTATTATATCTGCATTATTTATTATTTGGTTGTTAAACATTGACCAAAACAGAATAATAGTTCCGCATACAAATAAAAAAAATGTTATTAATCTTCCCATTGAAAGACTTCCAGTATTATCAACAAAAAATTGTTTCATGTATTCCTCTTTTATTTATTCGCCTAATTTATCTTCAAATTGTAATAGTTGATCCTTATATACTAATCCAACTCTACGACAATCTCGAAATAATTCCTTTGAAGACAAATATAGAAATTCCATTTCATTTTCACGCAAATAATTCGATAATTGTTCACGATTAAAATCATTCTCACCCCATCCACTATCAAGAACATCTGTCATTATTCCTCGACAAATTTCTGAATTTTGCTGAATATATTCTTCAAATTCAGATTCTGACATTTTTAGAAATCCATTTTTCCTTAAAACATCTTTTATAAAATCATCGCCTATCTTAAAATAAATTAATTCCAGCAAAGATGAAAAAACTTTAACATTATCATATTTATATTTTTTCTTTATACACCAATTCCGAAACCTTTCTTTAATTTCATTAAACATTATTTTGCCTTTTTTCATAGCTATTCTTTCTTGTGCATATAAAATTTTATTTTTTAAATCATCATAATCTTTTTGATTTTTTATCTTCATCAAGTTTATTGAATAGTTTCCTTCTGCTGATAATTTACCAAATTTTATTTTCCAATGTTTAACATTTTTAAGAAATAAAATAAATACAAAAAATAATAATATTCCTATAACAACAAAAAAAATATAATTTTTGGACAAATAATCCCAAAATGTCATATATTCTCCTTTAAACTTATTTTAATTTATTAGCCCAACCCTTTTTCTTATTTAATTTATTCTCTTCTTTTTTTATCATATAATTATTTAAATTTTCAATAATGCTATTTATTTTACTTGCAATCATATAAATTACTATTTTTTCCCTAAAAAAATTATCATATATTTCAAACAATTTGTCTTTAAAAATATTTTCAATAATTTTATTTTCTCCTTTATCAAAATTTTCCATGACTTGTTTTATACTTATTTTTTTTATTTTCATTATTTATCATTTCAATTTGCCAATTCATAATTTTTTCCAATTACAACACTCATCTTTATCAGTTTCTTTATTGTAATGTGGAATAAAACAATAAGGATAGCTTCCATTATCATCATCTTGAATTATATGAATATCGGTTGAATAATTGGCACAATTAATACAATCTTTCAATTTTTCATTACCAAATTTTAAATTATTACAATCATTATAAACCGGGCAATCTTTATTATTGCATATCATTTTAATTTTCTCACAATTTTATTTAAGAGTTCCAATCCATTTTGTATTATGATTCATCGGGTCAACCGCTAATTTTTGATTAACCAACCATTTGTTACTATAATAAAATCCAGTATCATCCTTATTCCAAATCTCTTTAGTCTCAACCAAATACGTCCCTGTGTGCAAATGTGCTGCAATTATTCCAGTTCTACCACCTGTATTTCCAGATTCAGCAATTATATCACCGGCATTAACTAATTGCCCTTTCTGAATTATTATACAAGACAAATGTCCTGCCAGATAAAATAATCGCTCGTCTTGTGTATCTTGCAATACAAGACAATTTCCATATCCTGTAATTCCGGTTATAACAGAGATAACAAGACAATCTCTATCTGATATTAAATCAGTTCCAGAAGGACAATTTATGTCACATCCCTCATGTGCAGTATACAAACCATCAGGAACATTAGTATAATCTTCATTGAATTTTCCGATTATTTTGAAATTTGTCATTATTTTGGGAATTATCATGATATATGCCTCCAAGTTTTATATTTTAAAATAAATTGTATTGTTGTTTCAGAAACATTGAACATATCCGCCATATATTTTTGAGTATAATTATTTTTATTTTTTCTTATATAAATAATATTTTCTTCTTTTAATTTAGCTCTTGAATTATGTTCACCTTTTCTATCAATTAATCCTATTCTAAAGGCGTGTTTATTATTTTCTGATTGAGTACAAAATTCAAGATTTTCAATTTTATTATTATAAGTATTTCCATCGATATGATTAATAGTCAAATTAGAATTTCCATAAAAAGCGGAGGCTATTAATCTATGAGATAATTTATCATAACGTTTATTATTTTTAGATAATTGAATCATAAGATAACCTTTTTTATGTTTAAATTGTTTTAATATTTTGTTATTTTTATTTTTTATTTTACCTAAATTAGATGCTTGATACAAACCCTCAAATCCGGGAATGTCTTTCCATATTTCTTTATCCTGATTAAAAACTCCCGTAATAGGAAATTCAATTTTGGGTTTTATCATATTTCACTCCCGCTTGTTATTTTAAACTTTTGATTCTCGACTGAATCATTTCTATCAAAATATTTTATAGGGTCTGTCCAATAATCTTGACGAGGGAATGAATATTGTATAATTGGAGATTTTTCAAATAATAATTTCAATTCCTCATATATTTGTTTAGCTTCATCATAAGTTAATTCATAATCGCCAATTTTTATTTTAATATCTACCATATCTTCTCCTATCTTTTTATATCATTATTCAACAAAAAAATCAAATTATGGTTTAATAATATTTGTTATTACTGGTATTTTTTTATTAAGTTCATCTATTTTTATACCAAAAAAAACTGTAATTCCTAAAAATAATAATATAAATATACCTATTGCGATTTTTGGGATTGAATTGCCAATATTCTCAAAAAAACTATTCTTAACAATATTTATTGCATTATTTCGATCTTTTTCTCTAATAATCAATTTTGTAATTAACGGTTCTTCTTTTTTCATACTTTCGCAAAATTGTTTTATTGTTGTTTCGCATGATTCACCAGCAAGATGACCAAATGAACTTTCTATTTTTTCTATTTCATTGTCTTGATTTTGAATTTTATTTCTCATTTCAATTGATAATTGAGTTACCGCTGTTACCATATCTCTAATTTCTGATTGAAATCCATCCAAACGTAAATTATTTTCATCAACTTTTTTTTCAATCCTTATATAATTTTCATTTGACTGTTTAACAATTGTCATTGTCATTTCGTTCATTGTAGAAATTTGATCTCTAACAGTTTTTAAAATAGAAAATAATTCAATTGATGAATCTGATTTAATACTCATATTATAATTTCCTAATTTATATTAAATTAAACTAAAAGCACAATAAGTTGTCGTTGTAAATCCTGTTTGTGATGTCATAGTGCTACTATAAGTATGATTTTTATATAAAGCTTTTCCACTCCAATTCACACCGCATTGAATATTAATCGCATCGCTACAATGTAAACTTACCCAAAACAGTCTATTATTTCCTCCCAATATAGAAGATTGACTTCTTAATGAGAGAATTAAATTTATACCCTGATTTGTTGCATCAATCGTAAATTCTTGTGTTTGTACAAGAACTGTCCCCGGAGCTCCTGATCCATTATCGTTGTAAATTCCATAAACTATTTTTGATCCATTCACTGCTGTATTAATAAAAAAAGAAATATGTTGAATAATAATATCTGTGTTACATCGAAATCCAAACCAATGTTGGTCATTAGCTGAAATGGATAAGTTATTTGAGAGACAATTTTGAAAATATTTTAAAGAATAATCGGCATTTGTATTATAATTTTGGGTTATATGCGTAATTCCTACAGAATCGACATAAACTTGACGAATTAATTTTTTTAAATCCCATCCACTTGGCAAAGAGGGTGTTGATGCGTTTGTAGAGGCTAATATATCTCCAGCGGTTAAGTCAGTGCTTTTTCCTATCGCATAAATATAATAATAAGTTGAATTTGCCTTTGATCCTGTATCTAACATACCCTGATTTGTTCCTGTGACAAATGTAGCATCGAGTCTTTTTGTCAATGCCGAAACAGGTATATTGTATAAATTTGATGAATCTATTGCTGCCCCTAATGTAAAATCAATATCATTTGTTAGATCAGACGTATTATTGGACATTATAAGACCAACAATCGGAACAAATAAATCTATATAAGAATTTATATAATTTCTTAAAGAATTTATACCAGAATCTATATAACTTTTCCCTGCCTTTTGACTTGAAAATAATATATCGGAAGGACTTGCTCCACCTAATGTAACATCTGTACTTTTATTTGCTGTATTTTCAGGAACGTATCCAATTGATACCTGCAATATAGCCCAATTCGCTGATGTTTGTCCGGGTGAGTCAGATAATGCTCTGATTTCATCGCCAACATTTACTGTTTTCGTTCCGAGAATTCCCGCAACGGATATAGTCCATAAGTTGCCTTTTAAGATCGCACCGCCCGTTCCCGATCCTCCAGTTGAAGGAAATACGTTTACTGAAGCATCATAACTGCCTCTATCGTTGACGTATCCTTCAGTAGTTATCACTTCTTTGATTTGCGCATTAACCGACGTACCTGTCATTTTTGCATCGGAATTGTCAACGCCTTTTTCAACGTATATAATATCAGCACTTTCAATTGTTGAAGTTGAAGCGCTTACTTGATGTAATCTTTTATCTGACATATTTTTCTCCTTTTTTTAAATATTCTTTAAATTATGTTGACAAAATATATATTTATACCTCTAATATATATAGAGGTATAATATGAAATATTTAATGTCATTAATCGTTTTTATCCTTTTTTTAGGATGTCAAGTTCAACCTAATGATCGTCCTTATCGAAATATAAATATTGAAAATGCAACTAATATATTTCAATATGTAATAATCAATGACATATATCTTGGTTTTGAGCCATTTGAAAAGAAAATTTTTTCTTTTCAAGAAAATAAACTTGATATAAATTATCACAACAATCCAAAAGAATTGTACTATTTCGATGTGACAATATCTCTTGATGAAGTTGGAATTAGTCTTCATTGATATTATATCATGCTTCATATTCGATTAAAACCCATCCTCTATTATAAGACAAATTTTTAAAAGCCGTTGTGTCAAACGCTCCAGATGTCAAACGACCTAAAGTTAAAAAAGTTTCCCCATATGTTGTATATCCGATTAAATTAACTCCACACCCTTTAGCCCCTGTACCTAAGACATAATCCTTATCGCAATATTGAGTATCATTATCATCTCTAATTGTTATTCCTAATATTCTTATTGACTTCCAATTCGTAACCCCATGATTTACGGTAATTGCATCACTTGAGTCCATATTCCAATCGCCGATCTCAATTTCCTTTGTAAATTTAACTTTTGTACTTTCAACTCCAGATGAATTCCTATATTTTATTGTTCTTCCATTTATATTTTCTGGTAATGCTCCTATAATATTAACTGACGATAGATCTGTTAATAAACTACCACTTAATTCTGGTAATGTTGATGGAAATCTTGCATCTGGAATAGTGCCGCTTGAAAGATTATCTGCATTTCTTGATAGTATTGCTTCTGCAGATACTAATCCCAAACTATACGATTCTGCCAAGCCTAAATAATAAGAAAACAAATCCCGCCATTTTGTAGGATCAGACGACGGTATTATATTGATATTAGGCGATAATTCAGTTCCAGTCAATGCTTGATACAATACTCCACCATAGGTTACATAAGATATATTCGCATAATAATTTTCAGTCGCTATCCATTCCGGTATTCCATTCTGAAACAAATATTTTAGCTGTGATGTTATCAAAAAAAATAGAGCATTGAAATCCTCTATCCTTGGCGGTTCTGATTTATCATTCGTCAATGGAAATAGACCGACATCATAATAATCTGTCAAAGATTGTATCAAATCAAGGTCTTTTGTTGTTTGAGGGCTTCCGGCATTATCGCTACCTATAACTCCAAATTTATTTGTTGCACCCGATGCTCCAAAAACTTTTTGTAATATTCTACTTAATATAGCCACTTAATCCTCCTTATGTATGTGGTTCATATTCTAATAATATTTCCGTTCCCGCTGATCTTGGCAAACAATCCGTGAACTTCAATATTGCTGATAATCTCGTCGATTGCGTCGGAAATGTATATGTTATAGTCCTGTTGAAATTATCTGTTATGTAAATATCATTCCCATAATATTTAAATAAAAAATCATCTATATCTTTCATGCTACAATTTGAATAATTCATAAGTATTCTGAATCTTAATAATGTTCTATATTCAGAATCAATTAATGTTAATATTGATCCTTTATTGTCTCCATAACCTAACATTTGTACATCTGGAGGTATTTCACTATATCCGACATTATTTATTATCCCAAATTCTTTTCCATCCGAAAATGAAAAATGATCCCCATTTGAAAATGTTAATATATTATCTGAAAGTTCTCCATATCCCATAAATCCGGCGAATGAACATAATGAAGGATTGTCACCATATCCCATGAATCCAAAATATTTTCTTGTAAATGATATACCTGTTATAATTCTGGAAACTCCTATATATTTTCCTAAAATATCAAGTTGAACTCCTTCGGCTGTTTCAATGTCATACCCATCCTCAATACCATCAATCAATTCAAATATACATAATGTTTTTAAGAATGCTTGTATTGTCGCTTCTGCTTTTGGCATTCCTTTATATTGCAAAATCAACAAATCCACATATGATTGTATTATATCTGTATTTGATGCCATAAATTCCCCTATATACTCGTTATTGAAATTCTTGCTACCGATGATACAAATTTATAATTTGCTGCCGTTGTACTTAATACTTCATACCAATGCGAACCATCATTTGAAACCATCATATTTGTTATTTGATATTTTGAATTAAGACTTTGAATATAACTTGTTATAAGCGACCCCACAGCATCCGCTCCAACTTCAAATAATACATTCGCAACAATTAAAGTTTTCATGTTATCAGCATCAAATATTCCGTTAATCAAAACACAATTAAAATCTATGTATAAATTTTCGTTTATCGGTCTATCGAATTTCATTATTGCTGTTTTTCCATTTGATCTCACAATTGTATAAGTTGATAAACCTTTCATGGGTGTTCCTGTAGCACGCTTTGAATATATCATATTTCCAATGTCTGCATCTGATCCGCCCTCAACAATACACCATATTCCATTTGGATCAATGCCCTTTGAATCTGTAAGTGCTGTCGGATTTTCATATACAATTGAAAAAGTTACTCCTATTATAGATAATAATCCAGCTTCAATTGCATCAATGAATCCAGTAGATGAAATAGCCGTTGATTTTGCACGTCTTATTTTTAATGCAATATCTGTCTCTTCATCTATACCAACAAGAGATGCACTATCGGGATTATTAACGGAAGTTATTCCAGCTATTATAGAATCAGGAATAGTTATTGTGTTTACTATAGTTTCAACTTTTCCAATATTCGCCGCTCTAAAATCAATATTATATGTTCCAGCAGCAACTATAATCTGACTTGTCAAAAGATAGAACTTAGTCCCTGCATCATCTTTGACTGTATAAGGTGAATTAGTAGGATTTAATTCAGTATTTTGTAAATCAAGTCCTTGTAGATTCAATGCTCTATCCGTTACTATTTCAATTGGAGTTACCGTAAATGTAGCTCCGCCTCTTTTTATATTATTTAATGCAACTCTTTGGTCGAGAATAATTCCGGCGGCCTGGTCAGGATCAAATCCAGAATTTATTTTTACAAGTAATTCTCTAAGATCAATAGCCATTTGACAATATATATTTATTAGCTGTCCATCTGGCGAATCACTTTCTAAATTTATATCTGATCCGTATATTAACTTCATCTCATTACCGAGGTCGGTTATAAGATCATTAAGAGATTTGATAACTAATCCAGCGGAATCAAAACTATCAGTTGCCATTATATCCCTACTTCAATTATTCCATATATAGTCATTACACTTGCATTTGATGTATAATCACGGTCTTCGCCTATTTCAGATGAAAAACTATCTATTCTAATAACTCCATCACTTTGTAATATTACTCTTTTTATATCATTGTCCAAAAAAGTTTTAGTGTTTCTATCAAGAAAATTATTATAATCGACTCCATCATCAAGAGCAAAAAAACAATCACCTTTCCAACTTTTTAAATGAGTTTGAATACTTTGCATGATAGCATCTTTTCCTGTTTTATAGTTGGCTTTTCCACGCCCAAATGTGAAGTCTCCGCTAATATCAATAGATCGCACTATCATTTATCATTCCCCTTTTATCTTGTCAGACAAACTTATAGGATTATTCATTGATCCTGCATTTGTCGGTGGTGTTGTCGTTCCGGAAAGTGTCCCGCTTATTGGATCACTAACAGTACAAGGATGAATATGAAATTTTATTAAATTTAATAAAGTATCAAATTGACTACTCGTTAAATCGCCTTTTACATATGATTGTGTTGCTCCTAACATTTTTATATTCGCTGCATTTGTTATTTCAACATCTCCAGTCGTATTTAATGTTATTTTTTTGCTCTTTGCATCCAATTTGAACGGATTATCATTTGTAACAATCTGAACTATTGAGCCAAGTAATGTTAATACGTTTGATTTTGGATTGATCCCTATAATTGCTATTCCGTCTGATAATGAATGTTTTCTTGAGCTTTTAGGTTCTTTTACATTTCCGCTACTCCACCAGTTATCAATATCCCTATCGTTGAATAGAACAATACAATAATCATCTTTCTCAATTGGAAATTCCATGAATGCTTTCCCACCTTGTAATACAAAACAGGGACAATCAACAAGCTTTGGATATGATTTTATATCTCCATTTTCCAATTCTACTTTCATCTGTATTTCAATTTCAGCGGTCATTTCTTCTTTTTTAAAAGAATTTATTTTCCCAATCTGAATACAGTTTAATTCAGAAAAAATTATTCGTTTGAAATCATCTAAAATATCCGGCAATTCTGGATCAACTTTATGTAGACTCATACTGCCACCTTTTGAAATACAGTCGTTCCACAATACATCCCGATTGTAGTTTTTGCTTCATTACAACTTGACCCCGACCATACAAATTTATGTTTGAAACTTTGTATAATGTATTGTCCATTGTACATTGTATATTTGCTTCTTAAATCAGATAGATAACCTATCTTAACTTCTGGCAAAAACATTAAATCACATTCAAGCATTGTGTCTTGTCTTCGAGGGGATGAAAGCAAATGATCGGAATCTAATATTATTGCTTCATCACCCAAATACTCTTGATGATCCAATAGATATACTTTTTCATTATAAATATATGTATTTGAAAATCCTAAAGTTTTTAAAACATCATTTGATTTCCCCATTATAGAAAATCCTCTATTTCCAGTTGTTTGATCTCCTTTTTGTCCGATTGCGCCTTTAAGAGCATTTGGCATTGAATTTATAACAGTTCCGGCAATGTCTTTTATTGGAGTATTTTTCGCGGCTGTATATGAAACATATCCGTTTTGTATAGCATTTGCTCCGTCATATCCTTCGATTTCTGTTATCCATTCTGTACCCTGCTTTGAAGAATATGCCTTTTGTATATTCCCCTGAAATATTGTCATCATATAATCACCATAACCGGCTTTTACCTTCAAACTCCAATACTCCGAAAATGAATATTGATCTTTAGTCAATTTATTTCTTGTCTCATTTTTTAAATTGTTAATAATTATCTTAATGCTATTACAACTTGCAAGGGTACTCGTATCAATACTAATATCAACGGTAAAAGGCGGTTTAATAGTTATTTTTTCAGATTGAACTACAGTCTTAAACCATGTACCATATGGTGTTAATTGATATTTTATTGCCGGCGTAATAATGTCAATTTGATAATTACGATCACGACGGACATCAAGATTATAATTTGATATTTCACTCTTATTAAATTCCATCAAACACCTGCCGAATAATAATCTTCTATGACCTGAACTTCACTCGAATCTAATATCCATATAGAAATTTTACCAGATGAAAAATCATTTATAAACATAGGTTCTTCATTGCCTTTTATCATTATCCCAAAATCTAAATAATTTTTCCATTGTCTTAATATATTTGTAGAAAGACATATTTTTATCCCGTTTATTATTTTATTGTTATAATTAATATCCATAAACCACATTTGAATAGCTGGTTTATAATTTAATGTCAATCTTATAATGCCGTTTGTACCTGATAATGTCAACACTTGTGATCCGGTTGATATTATCCCATTTATTGTTTTTCCGTATATTATACCCATTTTAAAATCCAAATAATTTTGAAAATCCAGTTGTTTTATTTATATTCCATCCCAAACTATTATTATTTATACTGCCATTGGAATTATTTACCGTATCGCTTTTTTGAAGATCAATTCTCACAGGATTTGTATCATTATCAAAAGTCTTTGTCAGTATTGATCCGAATCTCATTTGTTTAAGAGTTATTGAAATATCGGAATATAATTCGGATTCTTCTGTTTGCGTGAAACTAAGACTTGTAATAACCATATGATCGTAAAATTCAAAAGGTGTTTGTACTGTCAGCAATTTATCGCCATTCATATCAGGTTTTAACCAAAAAGCATATAATTGCCGATATGCTTTTTTTTGTTTTGTTTCCTGAAATGATTCTCCTTGAAAAAAAGAGACAATATTCTGAACTCGACTTAATTCCTGATTTATTCGTGATTGAATATAATCTGATTTATTTTGAATTTTTTGAATTTGTTGAATCGCTTGAGGCGAATATTTTCCAAGATACGCTGATATTGTCGTTAATTCATTTTGCAATGTTCTTTGTAATCCGATTATTGATTTAGAATTAGGTCGAACATATACTAACTCTCCAATAAATCCTGATAAAGTTATTTGAATAGGTTTATTGACAATATGATCATTGATATAACTTCCTGATTCCGTATAATTGTCAGTTACATCAGATTCAAGTTTTACAGATGTTTCTTTTTCAATATCGAATATCCATCCGCATAATCCTTTAGCATTTTTGGGCGAAACAAAACTATTAACATTATTATTGAGATATGATTGAGCGTTAGAAGCCGCACTTGATGTTTGTTGTAATACATTGCCAAAACTCATTTTATTCCCTTAATAAGATTTTTCATTATTTCCACCCGATTGTTGTGTATTAGCTTTTTTTATACCATCAATTGTGTAATCTTTTACTTTACTAATATCTTCCTTTGCAATATTATTAGTCTGATTGAAAATTATCCGAGCTTCTTTTGCACTAATACCTTTTTCCTTCATAATTTGTTCAATTATTTTATGGTCATTTTTTGTTTTTTCTAACAAATTTTCCAGTTCTTTTTGACTTTGTTTTGCTTCGTAGTTTTCTAAAGGCGCCATTGATTTTTCTGTAGTTTTAGGTATATTTACAAAACTTTCTTTTAATGATCCGCCATATCCTCCTAATCGTTGATAATAATCTTGCCAATCTTTCAAGAAATTTTTCGGATCCAAAGTAGATGTGACTAATGTTCCTATAAGATCGCCAAAAGAAAGAAATGATTGTATCACGGTATTTATAGCAGCGGATATAACAGCTCCAAATGTTTCAAGCGATGCTTTTATTAAAAGTATTTTTTTTCCGAGATCGCCTAATTTATCCATATATGCAGTTATATCATCGCTATTCCATAATGCCTTTAATAATCCGAAAACATCTTTTAAAGTTACCATTAGATCGTCAAATTGTTTTTTAAATTTTGGAAAAGCTGCCATAAAATCACCCATAAGTGAACGACCTTCGCCAGAAAAATAATGGGCCATATCATCCAATATTATCAATAATGCAACACATGCCATTGAAAACAATCCAATAGGAGATAGCAAAAAAGCCGAATTTAATAATGCAAATCCAGCAACAAGTCTTACAAGAGCATTCTTCCATCCTATAGTATTCTTTACAATTGTATCAATCATATGCCCCGCATTGCCTATTGCTGTTATGAACTTAATAACCCATTCTACAATATTCTGAAGTATTTTAAGAAAGCCTGTTTTATTAATAGACATCCATGATGTTAATAATGCCATAAATTTAATAATAGCCGGGGCGAATGCAGTAACAATCTCGGCTTTGATGTAATCGAATCCCTTCCCCATCATCTTAATAGATAAATCAGCTCTTGCCATCATATCTATTTGCCCCGGACTTAATACATAAGCATTCTTTTTCATCCTGTCAAATTGGTCATTTGTAAGATCAAGTACCTGAATCATTTCGGCATTAACTCCAAGCATTCCCAAAACATTTTTTTTCATACCTTGAGAAAGACCTTGAGTTTTTTCTCTTAATTTATCCAATACTGCAAATGGGTCTTCATTTGGATTTATTCCAAGTAATTGATACCCTGAAATATTGCCTTGACCAAGTTTTATTTTTTCTTGATTATCAACAATAGCTTTAACAGAATTTGTTACCGAATCCGCTGATATATTTGCTTGAGTCGCTACTGATTGCCACATTTGTAATTGTCCTGTGTCTGCTCCAGTCTCTGCTCTGAATTGTTTTAATGCTACGGCAGTACGCAAAGATTCTTCAGTCATTTGTTTTATTGTAGAAGTAATTTTTGATATAGTTCCTATAACCATATCGGCACCGGCTTTAATATCGGTTAGACTTTTTATGAATGATTTTGCTTTTGAATCATCAGCAATAATTCCGATTCTTGCAAACAATTTACTTATTTCGATAGAATTACCCTCCATCCTTTGTATTCATTTATTCCTTGATATATGCCATATCTTAAAAATGATTGAATTTTTTGATCTTTACAAAATTGTCTCAAATTACCGACAACATCATGTCTTATTCCGCATGGAGAATAAAATATATAATGTTCCTTATTCGGATTATTGCTAAATGTATCTCCGCCTGTTCCTCCAACATGGATATTATATCCTTTTGGAGAAAAAGTATTATAATAATTAATCCAATATATTTCTAATTGATCCATTTCTTTTTTAGAATTACATTGATTAATAATTTCTTTTTGAAAATTTTCTTTTCCATATTTTTTAATAGCACGTTTTATTAAAACTCCACTACCAAGATATTTAGGATTATCATGAGAATCTTGCCCTATATAAATTTTACCATTTATCAAATTTGTTATTTTATATACTTGCAAGGTTATTCCTCCTCTTTATTCAATTCATAAAAAGCATTTTGATAATCACTTCTAAAATCTATATACTCATTCAAATCCAATATAATATCAATGGGAGCATGCAAAACTTTTTCAGGGCTTCCATTATAATATCCTTCACTTGCTATCTTCAATGCTATTTGCATGGCATATGAAATATTTATTTTTACTTCAGGATATTTATAAACTTTTCCTTTATTCCCCCGAACATGGAAAGAAGCCCCTTTACAAAAGGGGCAAGATTCACCTTTGCGATTTCAATCATAATTGGAAAATAATATTCTCTATTTTCTTCTTTCTCAAAAAAATCCCAATTAATTTTATCTTCTCCCAGAAGACATCTTTCTGCACATTTAAATATTGCGTTTTGAAGTTCTTTCGATATACCAATAGTAAGAGCCGAATTTATCAAAGTCGATAATGCATTTTGTCCTATATCCGTTTTTAAAGGGTCATCTTTATTTATTACAATTCCATCAAGATTTATTTTACTTTCAATCAATGCTTTGCCGAATGCATTCTGTAAATCAATTCCTGACTGAAAATCAGCCAAAGTTATTCTCAATTCTTTACCATTAATTTTCAATTATAAACTCCTATCAGTATTAGCAAATACTATAGTATATTCAGCGAGTGCCTGTTCAGTATCACCGGATACATTTTCTTTAGCCCCAGGAACTTTTTGAACAATACCTCCATCGACTTTGTACGTTATATTCGTAACATTACCTGCCCCATCACCGACACGTTTAATAAATTCTCCTAACAATAATGTATAACTTGCAGGGTCATTAATATATCTGGTCATTTCTGAATTAAGATATTTATCATCCGAACTACCAAGCAATACTCTGCATTTTACATTTACAAGGCGCCCTGAAGCATTAAAAGCATATATCGAATTGCCATTTTTTCCAACTTTTGCTTCAACAAGATTATTAGGGAATTCGAGGTTGACGCAATCACCATCGCCAAAGTCTCCAAATATTCTATCATTCATTATTGTTGTATCTTTTCCAGTTAAACTTACGCTACCCATATTTTACTCCTTATACCCCTTTAATAAATTATCAATTGCCCATAAAGGCTACAAATTATTCAATAATAATGCCTTTTTTACTTCATTCATATTTATTTCATTTTTTTCATTTTCTATAAATATAATTTTTTTCATTATATTTTTTATTCCACAAAACGTGATATTTATTACGGCATTCTTTTGAGCATACTTTTTTATTATGTATATTTGATAAAAAATATTTTTTACATATTACGCATTCAATTTGTTTGTTCATTTAATTTTCCACGTAAACTATTACTGACGATGTATGCAATGCTCCGGATAATTTGCACGCAATTTGAACCGCTGGAGCTATTCGTGCTTTTCTGGATTCCTGTGATTGCAATGCAATTGGATCAGAATAAATAAAATATCCAAAATCAGAAATATTTCTTATATGATCTTCCGGTTTCCCGAATGTTGTCGGATCATTCCATGTGCCAGGAGCAAAAGAACCGTTTTTAACAAATAAAGCACATACTTTACGATATGCCCCTTTCAATCCATTCATACCATCTTCAGTTTGCGGTCTTTTTGTATTTGTTGTCGCAAGAAAATTGAATCCTGCTATTTGCAATCTTAATTTTAATGCTAATGAAACATATATGTCATCACTCCATCCATTAGCACCTGAAGTTATTATTTTTAGTATTCCAAAATCAACATATACATCAACTCCGTTATTTTTAGCAGAATCGAGTATCGTTTGTGTTATACCAGTATCAGCTACAAGTCCTATAATTTCTTTCAAGTTCATTGTTAATACTGTATTTGGTGCATCAAAATCCACGCAAAGAAATCTTGACGCATATCCAGCGGCATATGAAATAGCGTCTGTTTCAGAAATGGAATACATCAAACATCTTGTATGCGTATATCCAGCGTCTTTAATATTTTTAAATATTCCAACTATATCTGAAATATTTTCAGAACCAATAAATTGAATTTTATCCATAGTCTGAACTATGCCGGCAAGTTCTTCTGTAATTGGATCAGAAAACATATTTGTATATATTATTCCGAAATATGGTACGAGAAGACTTGTCCGAATAATGCAATCTTTTGCACTTTCTAATCCTGCCTCAGTACCATTTACCGTAAATTCTTCCGGTAAATTAAGAACTGGACAAATATCAGTTCCAGTATCTGAAGTAGTCGGAATTCCAAGAGTTATATTTTTCGCTGAACCCGTCCCAATTGTTTGAAGTGTTATTTTTGCACTTGTGATTTC